GTTTTCAACACACTAGCAAGACTACGAGACATTAGGCCCAACCTCCGCGCCGCCTTTCAGCGATTCCACGTTCCATACGTTAGATTTTGGTTTATCGCTCTCGCTTGCACCAAACACAGTACTAGAAGGAGTATAGCCCATTCCAGGTGCAATGGACAGAGCGTTGCCCAGTGCAGCACTGCTGCCAGGGGTCTTTGGCGCAGACACAGTAGGCTGATAAGGAGTTTGAGCAGATGCGCCTCTCGTTTGCGTTTTTTGATCTTCAGGAAATGCAGCACTGAGACCAAACTTCAATGCCCCACTCAGTGCAGATGTGCCTGTTGAACCAAGGTTCAAAGCGTTACCAAGAGCACCAGAAATGCCCCCTGTAGCCCCGCCTAGCAACGCACCGCGCAAAGGATCACCGCCGCCTAAAGCAGACCCTAATGCGCCTGTTGTTGCCCCTGAAATGCCTTTTATAGCCCCCGCCGCAAGCGTTTCACTGCCACCTAATGTTGGAGCAACATAACCAGCACTACCAGGTTGAATGCCAACGCTTCCACCCAAAGCATTTGTAAGACCAGCAGTAACGCCAGTTCCAACGCCGCCTGTAATGCCGCCAATCAAAGCACCTTGTGCAATGTCACCGCCCTGAACAGCCGAGCTAATTGCGCCCGATCCTGCGCCGATAATAGCCCCTGTTGCAATATCAGCGATAACAGCACTTGCCCCAGCTTCAATCAAAGCTCCGCTAATGGCAGCAGTTACGCCCAATTCGGTAGCGGCAAATCCAATAGCGAGTGGTATGGCTGGCATTACAAATCAACCTCAAATTTATAAGCAGGAACCATTTTACCACTTATCATTTGTTGCGTCTGACTTATCTTCACAGGCAACCCAGTGTCTTTGGCGATCTTGGTAAAAGCTGGCGATGTGGCATACGAAACAGCTCGTTTGAAGCCCATTTGCTTCAATGTGTTTGCCGCAGCTTTGTATCGTTTTGATAAAGTTTCAGGCGGCTCTACTGTAAACGTGTGAAATTCAGCCGATCCATCAGGTTGAGGCATGACCAAAAACACTGTGTTTCCAACCTGAACCAGTTTGGCCTGTTTTTTCTTAACAATGTTGGCGACGCCGGACAAAATTCTTTTAGGGTCAACGCCTGGTGCTTCTTTGCGAGCAGACGCTTCCATGATTTGAAACATGTCTAATTTTACGTTTTCAGCCTTCTTCCCCGTCTGTTTTTGACGGATAGTTCCCATAACGTCTTTATCTTTGGATTTACCTATGCCAGGTCCAGCAGGAGCAACCATTATGATAATCCTAAAGCGTTGACGATCTGTTGGTGAGCAAACACATGCTGTGCCAACCACTCGTAAAAATCATCTTCTTTTTGGAAGTCAGCATCCAACATGTTGAAGGGATTAGACAATCCAAGTTGAGCTGCATAATACTGATGTTCAACCTGATGCGCTAGTAGCCAATCATCTAGGTTGTTTGGATCTGCGGCATACAAAGGATAGGCAGGGGCAACCAGACCCTGATCGAAGAACGTATCACGGAACAATTGATGCTGTGTAGAGTTCTCAAATAAGAAAGCATCCAACCCCTCCGTGTCGCCGAACTCAACAATTGAAAGCGTGTCAAAGTTCATTTGTCAGCCTTACGATCCAGTTTGTCAAAGATTTGTTTTAGAATCTCTTTAACCTCAAGAATGTCTTGCCGATAGTCATCTTTGCTCACATAGGACGTATGAACTTCACGTTGAAACTCGTTCATCTCGTCTTGGAGCTTTCGGATACTTTCCCAGACCACGCGCAGAATCCAGCCAAACACGGCCCCGCTCAATGTGATCATGAGATTGATAGTATCCTGGGACATCATTCACCTGTGTATTCTACCCATGATTGGGTTTCTTCATTCCAACGATAAACTTTTCCGTCTGCAGGATACGGAATAGGGGCTTCCCAATCGCATGTATCAGTGTTTAGCAACCAGTTTGAGAATGGTTTTGGTGGCACAAATGCGTCCAGAACAGAATCGTATGTGTAACCAATTCCCGCATAATTTTTGCGTAATGCTTTGCCGCCATCAGGTTGCCCATCTGGCCCGTAATGCACCCCGCCTTTAGTGTTGTACGAGGTTTGAATCAACCGCGCAGGATCGCCAAATGCGCCCGTGTCTACGACATCTTTCTCAATGGCAAGCACTTGAACAACAATGTTGTTTTCATCAATTTGTGCGAAATGAGACATACTCAACCTCATGTAAGATAGCGAATGATAACAATGCCGGAGCCGCCCGTCCCACCAATAAACCCATCAGAAGAACCGCCACCGCCGCCGCCAAGGTTCGTGGTTCCGTTAGACCCAATAGCGTTTTTACCGCCATTACCGCCGCCACCTGTTCCGCCTGTGCCGCCAGTTGTGCCGCTTGCCGCGCTATAGCAGCCGCCGCCACCACCACCAGCATAAGTCGTTGCGGTTCCGTTAATACTAGAACTTAACCCGTTACCGCCGTTACCAGCAAGCGCACGGCTAGTAGCATTTGTGCCAACAGCACTAGCACCGCCGCCACCACCACCGTTCCATGTTGCACCATAACCGCCAGCATAACCTTGTCCAGAAATGCCTGTGCCGGGGGTCGTGCCATAAGAACCTGCACCGCCGCTACCGCCGTTGCCAGCATTATAGGCATCACTGCCGCCACCACCACCGCCCGTTGATGTTACGGAATTGAAGGAACTGTTTGTCCCGTTAGACGCAGCAATATTTTTATTGCCTGCCCCGCCTGCTCCGACGGTAACTGCAAACGCGCCTGTGCCAACTGACATGCCTGTGGAAGTAAGCATGCCGCCAGCACCACCACCACCGCCACCGCCGCCAGTACCGTCAGTACCGCCGCCACCGCCTGCAACAATCAGATAGTCAACGGTAAACGGACCGGTTGTTGTAAAGGTTCCAGACGTCGTAAACGTATGGATTGTATACGCCCCAGAGGTCGTAATTGTACCGCCTGTTGCCGTTGGTTTCGCGCCAGTTGTAACAGAATTTGATGCAGAAGAGGGCGGACCGTTTCCAACGGAATTAACTGCATAAACAGTAAATGTGTATGAAGTAAAAGGAGAAAGACCAGAAACTGTAATTGGAGATGTAGCTGAAGTTCCGGTTATGCCGCCAGGGTTTGAAACGGCTACATAACTTGTAACTGCGCTACCGTTGTTGGTCGTTGTTGGAGTAAATGGAACAGTTGCAACTGTACTAGACGCGGTTGCGGTTCCAATGGTTGGCGCACCTGGAACGGAAGCCGTTTGGAAATATGGCCCTGTGCTTGCTATACTGGTTCCAACAGCGTTGGTTGCGGTCAGTGTCGCTGAATAAACAGTGCTGTTCGGCAACAAAGTAGCCGTTAACGGAGATGTTGTTCCTGTTACAGTTTTTACAGCGGTCGAACCATTGTAAATTGTTGCAGTTACACCTGTAATCGGGCTTCCCCCATCATACCCAGTTACAAATGGAATTTGAACGGATGATGTAGAGCTTGTAATTGATGTAATAGAAACCGTTGAAGACATGCTAACAGATGAAACAGTCTGCCCAACGGTAACTGTATATGTTCCAGTTGAACCCGTTGTTCCAGTTAACTGAGCATAAATAAATGTATACTGGGCAACACCAACTCCAGAAACAACTTGTCCAACCGCCAAAGTACCACTGGTAACAGCAGAAACGGTCATGGTTGAACCGCTAATAGAAGCTGTAAATACGGCAGGCGTAGAAAAACTAGGCGAATTGGGGACGGTAGCAGCGGGGGTTCCGGGCCAATTTTTAGCCCCTAACGATTGTTGCTGTTCGTCCATAGACCAAATACCGGGAGCCGCGGCAAGCGACGTGCGGTTTTGAGGACCAATAATGCCGCCGTTGCCTTTACGCATTAGGAAATAACCTCTCCTGAAGCAATAGCTTGAAGTTTGCTTGCCGTATCAGCGGTTAGGCGCAACGAGTCACCTTCTTGCAGATAGATCGACTTTGACAAGACATCGAGACCAGCACCGGCAGGAATGGAAACTTGATACAGCATGTTGTACGCAGTTGAGGACCGATAAAGATCAACAGTAATTTTGTACGAAGCGGATGTGTCAATGTTACCAACGTAAAGCGCATCTAACTTAACAACCGTATTAGATGATGTTGCGTTTGTAACAATTGCAGTTGCAGAAGTGCCAACCGCTTGCACATAGGTTGTGCCGTAAATTGCCGAAACATTGACGATATTTGGATTAGCCATTTTAACCCCCGAACACAATCGCCATTGCTATGGCTTTGCCTGTTGAAACACCACCTAAGTTTGCTAGAGCAGTGACAGCCGTATTAGCCCCTGTCCCACCGCGAGAAATAGGCAAAATTGACGTTGCCGGTGTGCCACCAAACTGAGTGAACACAATTGGCGTTGTTCCAATTGTTACAGGCGCAGGGGTCTGTTGCACCCACGTTGTATTGTTCAGCGTTGACCCGCTAATGACATAAAACCCATCGCCAGCAGCTATTTCGGATGATTGATCGTAATCCGTAGCGCGAGTCAGGATAAACGGTGTTCCAGCCGTGCCAACAACAGTGACGGTGTAGACGCCATTTTGGACGTTAGCTGTTTGATCTTTAATGAGAACGCGTTGAGTAGCAGCAGGAGATGCGCCATCAAGAGAGAACACACCGTTTGTTGTTGCTGTTAGATTCGCGCCAACACCCGACGTGCCATTAAGGTAAGTAACAGACAGATTGGCTGTCGAGGCATAATTAACGGGGATCTGAGCGTTAAGACCGTTAACAGCAGCATTCAGGGTGTTGATGTTAACAATAGCCGTGCCAACGCTGGAATTTGTCGTTGTGACATTTCCGGAAACAAACGAGATCACATTGGCAAGGCCAATCGTACCCGTCGTGGAGATTGGGCCACCGGTCAAGTTAGCATCCGTGCTAACCAGCGTTACGGTTCCGCTACCGCCACCACCACCACCAGACTGCAGATATTGAAAGGATTTAAGGCTCACATGCCGTCTCCCGTCATAATGTAAACCTTGGCAGTCCCAGTGTCAGTCACACCGGTGAAATACTGGTTGGCATTCAAGGTGATGATCTGGTCAGTACCAGCCAGCATGACGATGGCGTTTCCTGAAGATGTCACAGCCACCGCACCAGCCGTTGCAGCACCGGACGTTGGTCCGTAACCAATAAACACCGTGCTGTTACCCGCAGGAATGACAATCTTGTATTGAGTTGCCCCAATAGTGCTGGATGTGGCTAAAACAGGCGTAGGAGCGGATGCTGCCGCTGTAAACGTCACCGTATTTCCCATTGGTGTAAACGCTTGAATGCCCATGATTATCCCGTAATAATGTCGTTAATGGTTACAGCGCGAAGTTCAGATGTTGAGTTCGCAGCAGAAATTGCTGCTCTTTTAACGTTTAGCATAGCAATAAAGTCAAAATCCGACAAATTGCTAGATACTCCAATAACCGTATTGGTAGCGCGGTGCTGTGCTTCTGACTTGGCCGCAGCGTCCAAACGAGCAGAGTGAATTGCCTTTGCAGCGGTCAAGTCAACTGACACAACGCCGTCGTTTAACCGCCAAGCGTTGAAAAAATCATCTTCGCCTTGTGGCAAGGTGGATGCGTCAACAATTTCAGCATGAGCAGGGCAATCTTTCGCCAACACATCTTCAATCGGCAACTCACCTGTCGGTGAGCAAACAGAAACATTGCCGTTTTCGTTGGTATATATAATGACCTGTGACATAACGGCTCCTTAGTTTCCAAAAATGGTCACACAAACATATGTTGAGTCTACAGCACCTACACCGCTACGATGAACATAAATCCGAAGGGCGCTCGTAGTAGGGTTAGTCCCTCCTCCTGCCGCATCATATATTTCCACAACAGTAGCTCCGCCAGCCCCAGTGGTAAAAACACTGGAAGATCCAGAAATTGAATAATTTGCATCAGCAAGTGCGTTTGTAAAATTCAAAGTATAATCACCTGTCCCGTTTTTTGTTACAGACGAGACATTATAATTGGCACGGGGCGTAATTGGTGAAGCTAACGTTCCGTTAAAATTTACCCACGCTTTAGATGTTTGGGTTAACGTTCCAGAAATCCAAGAAGACCCATTGCTGGTCAATACGTTGCCTGACGTCCCTGGCGTTGGGCCAGAAAGCGTCAATGTACCAGATGAGGTGACAGGACCACCTGTAAACGTGAATCCAATTGTAGAATTGGCGTTAACGCTGGTAACGGTTCCAGATCCACCGCCGCCAGAAACGGTTGCCCAAGCACCATCGCCGCGCAAATAAGTTGTAGAATTAGCCGTTCCGGTAGCCGTAATAGACGCAACATTGATCTTGCTTGCGCCATTGGTCAAACCATTGACGGAGTTGGTAATTGTCGTGAAATTGGTATCGAGGCTCGACAACGATTGGGTTGTCGTAGCATTTCCGAACGTAAACGGAACCGTTACAGGAAGTGACATTAGAACCTCGCCCTTAATTCGTATTCCATTTCCAGAGTGCTATAGACTAGAGCCGGACTTGGTGATTGTAGCGTAAGTCCGAGATATTTTCCATACTGCTGTGCGTCGTACTTATAGAGGTAGTAGCCGGTCACCAAACCGGTCCATCCGATTGCAACATTGCTGTCGTTTTTCCAACCGATTATGGAACCGCTAAGATTTTTCCACTCAATGAAATTAGTGGCTGTGTAAGTGCCAGCAGTGCCTAAGCCAGTCTCATTGTCCACCGTAACAGTAACAGTGCTGCCAGTGGCCCCTAGAATGGCTTCTAGACCCCATTTGAGAGCCTGCTTGTCGCGAATAGTGTCGTTCATAGGCCAAAGAGCAGATTGAAGCTCTGAATTAATTGCAACCGTGCTGTCCGCGTAAAGCCGTTGAAGGTTCGTGTTGTCGGTGCTGTAAAGGTAAACGCCACCAGCCTGAGCAACGGATGTTACACGCGCAGTTGTGCCTTGGCTCGTAATGAACCATTTCTTGTCAAAGAACACAGCCTGGATCGGGCGCGTTGTACCTGTTACGGGGTCGTTGTAATAGAAATTAAACGCAGCGCACAGAATGTTGTTCAGCAACACCTGACCACCCGTAATCGGGTAGTTGAAGTTGATATTGGGAAATATGCCATCCAAAGCATCTGACAGCTTGCTGGTTGTGGCCCCGACAAGCGCGTAAATTCCGTAATCTGTGGCAAACAACAACGACCTGAAGTACGGAAAGATTGCGTCAATGCGCCGAGATCCGATAGAAGCCGACACGTTTGTGTTGGTAAACAGCGTGTTACCAGCAGTTCCAACGCGCACATCCGAGAACACGTTAATGCTGTTCTCACCGAACACATACAGGAAGTTGTTGGCAGAGATCAAAGCGTTGATCTTGCTGTGCAGGGTGTCATCTTGAAGGTTGATGTTGCCCGCAGAGACCGTGATGTAATCGTTGTAAGACCCAGCAGCCGAGTAGAACACCGTACGGCCCTGTGCAATCCACACACGACCCTGAAACGAAGCAATGTCTACGTTTTGATCAACGGTTGTGATTGCTTTTGCCGTCGCACCAGACCCGCCACCGCCGCTAAAAGACACGGTTGTGTTAGCAATGTAATTGTTGCCAGGATTGGTAACGACAACTTGAGTGACAACACCGCCGTTTACAACTGCGACCGCATTTGCGCCCGTGCCTGCACCTGTGATGGTCACATTTGGGGCAGACGTGTAGCCTGTGCCGCCAGCGGTGATCAACACGCCCACAGCACCCGTTTTGAACGTCAAGAAACCAGCGACAGCCGTAGCATTGACGCCATTTGCACCCGTAGGTGCGCTGATAGTCACCGTTGGTGTTGCTGTATAGCCAGATCCAGCTTCAGTGATGGCAATAGCAGACACCAAACCAGAACCGAGCTTGGCGATAGCGTTTGCACTTGCCCCGCCACCGCCTGTAATTGTGATTGCAGGCACGTTGGTGTAACCAGAACCAGGATTAGTGACGCTGATGACAACGACGTTGCCGCCCTGAATAGACGCAGAAGCCTGTGCTTGAACGCCAAAAGAGCTGCTAGGAGGGGCAACGGTCACGGTTGGAACAGAGGTATAACCAGATCCTATGGCATCAAGGCCAATGCTTATGATCGTTCCAGATGCGTTGGAAATCGAGCAAACAGCGGTAGCCTGCACCCCATTTGTGACGTTTGGCGCACTGATTGTGACCGTAGGGGCTTCAATATACCCCGCGCCAGGGTTGGTAATGCCAATTGCCCCGACTGATCCGACAGGAATCAGGTCAATGGAGTCCCATGTGTAATACCCCTTTACAGGGTCAACGATGATAGCGCGTTCGTCTTTCCACTGTTTTGCCCGCACACCCGTGCCGGTAAACGTGCCGGCAGGAGCTACGTTGCCTTGTGTAGACGTTTTAATGTTGTAATACTCAGCGCGACCGTCAGCCTGAAAAGCCAAAATGTAATCAGCATTGTTGATATTAACGCTGGTAAACTCGGTGACGGTGTTAGACCATGTAGCGGCAACATTTGAAAAGTTAGGAACAACCTTGAGATTGCCAAACCCGATAGGCTGAACGTTCTCAATCCATGAAAACTCATCCTCACCAATAGCCGTGCGATTGGCTTTGGTGTTCAAACCCTTGAAGGATTTGGAAACATGGTATTGTTTCTTCTGCTCAGGAGATGCTGCCATGATCAGTACGGATGACTATAAGGGTCAGGCATCCTGCGTGTGAACGTAGTGGACAGGACGTTCTGAAGTTGCTGGGTATATTGCTGCTTAAACAATTCAGCTTCGCCATAGCTCTGCTCTTTGAACTTAGCCATGTAAGCCGCATAGAAAGGAATAGGGTCTTTCCATGGATCAACGATTTCCAGATCAATGTCATTCAGAGCAACAAGATCTGTAGGCCGGACAACCGTGTCCAGCTCTGTGACATAATCCTGGTCAGGTACAGGGGCTACAAAATATTTGTTTGGCCCGTACATCGAATAAATGACCGGCTGGCCCTGATAATTGATCCAATAACGCATCTGGGCGTTGAATTGAGTCCACGAGACATAGCGCAACGGAATACGAGAATTGCCCCAATAAACATTGAGGTTGATCACGTCCATCGTCTTTGCGCCTTGGGGAAGAGTGGCAAAGTCGTATGCTTCAATGCCAGAAAGGACTGCACTTGTTTGAAGAATACGATGACAGCCCGTATCACGCACTAGGCGTTGTCGAGCATCGTTGATGTCGATTGTTAGTTCTTCGTCAGTCCAGAAGTTTGCATTTGCATCATGCAGCAACCGTCTGACAACAAAAATGTAATCTTGCAAAGTTACGATCATGACACCACCACATCACTTAACGTCCTTTCCCCCACCCCGCCGTGAAACGGGGAGGGGTACT